CTTCTATACAAGTCGGAATACGGTACGGATTTCGTTCAGGCTTGGAAGAGTCTATAGCGAAAGAGCTTAAAGATAATCGTGTAGTGTATGTATTTGAAAAGACTAAGTAGAAATATACTAAGCCTCAAAAGATTCATACCTATACGCCTGATTTTCATTTAACAAAGAAAAAAATTTTTATAGAAACAAAAGGATTATTTACTACTCAAGATAGACAGAAAATGAAATTGATTAGGGAGCAATACCCTAATTTAGATATTAGATTTATATTTTCTAATTCAAGAGCTAGGATAAGTAAGAAATCAAAAACAACTTATGGAATGTGGTGTGAAAGATACGGATATAAATATGCCGATAAACACGTTCCGAAGGATTGGTTATGATAGGTAGAGTAATTTATAAACAAGAGAGCGTTCAATACTATTCAGAATCAAAAGATGAATGGATTGATGTAGATAATATGGACGAACAACATTGTCGTAATGCTCTTAAAAAAATTATCAGGAAGTATGGAGTAAATGAGCAACATCAGAAAAGAAACTAAATATATTGTTATTCATTCTTCAGACACTAATCCTACACAGAATTTTGACGTAAAGGATATTGACATAAAGCATAGAAAAGAAGGTTTGTTTTCGTGTGCATTTCACAAAGTGATTACTAGAGAAGGCGAAGTGCAAGATGGAAGAGATATACAAATCGCAGGTGCTCACGTTGATAGTAATGTTAAATTGTCAAATAAAAATTCTATTGGTATATGTCTAATCGGTGGACAATCAGTAGATGGTAAGCCCGATTGTAATTTTACTTTTAAACAATACGAAGCTCTTTTAGAGTTAATTCGTGATTTAAAAAAAGATTATAAAGAGGTTAAGATAGTTGGTCATAGAGATATGACCGACTCCTTATCTCCGCATTTCAACGTAACTGAATTGCTGAGATAGTTTGTTTGTACCCCTTGAGAGAGTATATAATACTCAACGGAAAATCTTAAATGATTGGAATTGTGAGGCTAAAGCTCTCAAGGGGGAAATATTTAACAGAAAAAATTTATGGAAAAACAAGAAAGCAACTTTTTATATCATACGCCGTGCAATAATTGTGGCTCGTCAGACGCTAATTCCGTCTATGATGACGGACACACTTATTGTTTCTCGTGTAATACAACCGATACTTTAACAACTGAAGGAAATGATTTGACACAACCCGCAAAAGAAAAAACAAGTAGTGAATTTATTAGTGGAGCAGTAATACCTTTAATAAAAAGAAAAATAGATTTAGATACTGCAAGAAAATTTAATTATCAAACGGGAGCTTGGTTTGGAAGACCAGTTCAGATAGCTAATTACTATGATAAAGATAAAAATTTAGTTGCTCAAAAATTAAGAAACCCTGACAAAACATTTCAATGGTTAGGAGACGCAAAGAAGTCAGGTTTATTCGGACAACACCTTTGGAGAGATAAAGGTAAGATGATAATAATTACAGAAGGTGAGATAGATTGCCTTAGCGTTTCTCGTATCAACCAAAATAAATTCCCAGTAGTAAGTGTAAAGAGTGGAGCTCAAGGAGCTAAAAAAGATATTCAAAGAGAGCTAGAATGGCTTGAAGGATTTGATTCAGTAGTGTTAATGTTTGACCAAGATGAACAAGGTAAACAAGGAGCTATTGAATGTGCTAAATTATTCTCACCTAATAAAGCTAAGATATGTAGTCTTCCTTTAAAAGATGCTAATGAAATGTTAGTTGAAGGTAAGACTAGAGAATTAGTAGATTGTATATGGTCTAGTAAAGCATACAGACCTGATGGAATAGTTTTAGGTGCAGACCTATGGAATGAAATTAAAAAAGAAGATACTTATGTAACAGTTCCTTATCCTTTTGAATGTTTAAATTTAAAAACACACGGATTAAGAAAAGGAGAGTTAGTTACTATTACAGCAGGTACAGGAATTGGTAAAAGTTCTTTTTGTAGACACGTTGCATTACATTTATTAGAAAAAGATTTTAGTGTAGGTTATATTGCATTAGAAGAAAGCGTTAAACGTAGTGCTCTTGGAATTATGGGAGTATCTATGAAGAAACCTTTACATTTAACACGAGAAGGGACAGATGAGAAAGAACTCAATAAAACTTTTAAGACAACAGTTGGTAACGGGAAATTTTATCTCTACAATCATTTTGGTAGCACTCTTGCTGATAATTTATTATCTAAAATAAGATATTTAGCGAAGGCTTGTAGTGTAGACTTTGTAATATTAGACCATTTACATATGGCTTTATCATCTATTGGTGATGAACACACTAATGATGAAAGAAAATTAATTGATTATACTGTTTCTAAACTAAGAACATTAGTAGAAGAGACTGGTATAGGATTAATATTAGTTAGTCATTTAAGAAGGTCTGAGGGAGACAAAGGCTTTGAAGATGGTAAGAGTGTTGGTTTAAATGCTCTTAGAGGTAGTCAAAGTATTGCTCAACTATCCGATATAATTATTTCAATGAATAGAAATTTACAAGCTGATAATAATATTGCTCAAATAAATATATTAAAGAATAGATTTTCAGGTGAAACTGGAAAGGCTTGTAATCTTTATTATGATTTAAAGACTGGCTGTTTAAGTGAAGTTAAAGGAGAGTTGTCTGATGAGTTTTGATAAAGTTTTTAAACGTAGAAGACAATCAATACAATGGACGGCTTATGTTTTAGAAGCTGTAGGTAAAGCTAAAAAATATCAAAGACCAGTTACATTAGATGTTGGTAAAGAAAGTTCAGCTCTTATGTTAGAAGATGCTCTTTTAAATTTAGCTATGAATGGAGAAAATGCGGCGTGGAGAGTAGAAGTTAAACTACATACATTACAATGAGAAATTTTCCTGAAGATAAAATGTTAATGATGATGTTTATTTTCATCACGCTCTATTTAATTGTGGAGATTATATTTTAAATGAAAAAGAAACCTAGTGAGCCACTTATAATTGGTGGAAAAAGATATTACAAATATAAAATTATTTGGGAAGATATTGTTGGCGATTCAACTTTAGCTACTGCAAATGATTTTATTAAGATGACTTGTGCTGATGTGCATACGGAGTGTTGGATATTTGAAAAAACAACTGACTATGTTTATTCGTTTGCAAGTTATTTTACAGACAATGGAGAAATAGAATTTGGGGATAGAAATATTTATCCTCGTAGTGTTATTAAAAGTATGAAGAGAATATAATATGTCAGACTATCAAAAATTATTAGAAATGTGGAGAGATGAAAAGCAAAAGCGACAACAACTTGAAACAGAAAATAATAAATTAAAAGAAGATTTGAAAACAGAAAAGTTAGATAGAGCATACGACAAGTCAGTACACACACAAGAAATAGAAGATTTAATGAAAGGTAAATTTAAAAAATGAAATATTGTTTTGATATAGAGACAGATGGTTTTTTAAATCAATGCACTAAAGTACATTGTATAGTATTAAAAAATATTGATACTAATGAAATACTAAAATTAGATAATGAAACAGCTATAAAAGAATTAGAACAGGCGGATTTAATTGTTGGTCATAACATTATTAAATTTGACATACCCGTCCTAGAAAAGTTTTACGACTTTAAACCTAAAGGAAAGGTTTTTGATACAATAGTAGCAACTCGTTTACTTTACCCTGATGTAAAGGAGCGAGATTTTAAAAGAAAAGACTTCCCTACTAATTGTATAGGACGACACAGCTTGAAAGCGTGGGGGTATAGGGTGGGTAACTACAAGGAAGTCTTTGATACTGACTGGAAAGAATACAGTCCTGCGATGTTGGACTATTGCGTTCAAGATGTTGAAGTAACGGATAGTCTATACAAAGCTATGGAACGTAAAGGTTATTCTTGTCAAGCGATGGAGTTAGAACACGAAGTAGCAACTTTAATCTTTAAACAAGAGCGTTATGGTTTTATGTTTAATACAGATGAAGGAGTTAAATTGTATTCTAAATTAAATGCTAGACGTTTAGAGTTGGAAGAGCAATTACAAAAATTGTTTCCACCTAAGTTAGAACGTACACCATTTATTCCTAAAGTTAATAATAAAGCTAGAGGATATATTAAAGGTGAAACTTTTTATAAAGAAAAGACTGTTACTTTTAATCCTAGTTCAAGACATCATATAGCAGATAGATTAATTGAGAGACACAACTGGAAACCTGAAGAATATACTAATGATGGTAAACCAAAATTAGATGAAACAGTTTTAGCTAGTCTTCCATATCCTGAAGCAAAAGTTTTATGTGAACATTTTTTATTAGATAAAAGGATAGGACAATTAGCGACTGGTGCTCAGGCTTGGTTAAAGAATGAAGTTAGTGGTAGAATACACGGCACTTGTAATACTAATTCAACAGTAACAGCTCGTGCTAGTCATACGAATCCTAATTTAGGACAAGTTCCAAGTGTTACAGTTCCTTATGGAAAAGAATGTAGAAGTTTATTTACTGTTCCCAAAGGAAAAAAATTAGTTGGAATAGATATATCAGGATTAGAAGTTAGATTATTGGCTCACTTTATGTCTAAGTTTGATGAAGGAGAATATTCTAAAGTTGTTTTAAATGGTGATATACATACAGAAACAAAAGAATTAGCAGGGTTAGATTCAAGAGACCTTGCAAAAAGATTTTACTACTGCTTCCTTTATGGTGGTGGTGTAAAAAAGATTGCCTTAGTAACAGGTAAAAGTACAAAAGAAGCTAAGAAGATAAGAGAAAGATTTTTAAATAATCTTCCTGCTTTGAGTAAGTTATTAAAGCAAGTACAACAAGCGGCTGAAAGAGGATATTTAGTTGGTCTTGATAAAAGACAAATTAAAATTCGTTCAGTTCACGCCGCACTCAATTCACTTTTACAAAGTGCAGGGGCTATAGTTTGTAAACAATGGCTAGTTGAGTTTAATAAAGCTGTTAAAGAATATTCTGATGTTCAACAGGTTGTTTGGGTGCACGATGAAATCCAAGTAGAATGTCCTGAAGAGAACGCAGAAGATATAGGAAAGTTAGCTGTAGAATCTATCAAACGCACTGGCGAACATTTCAATTTAAGATTGCCTTTAACTGGTGAATATAAAATCGGAAATAATTGGAGTGAAACACATTAATATGGCATTAAATACAAATATAAAAAAGAAGTCAGATTTTGATTTTGATTTAAAGTTTGGAAAAAAGAGAGAAAACAGACTTCATAAACTCTTAGGAATGAGAGCTGAAGATAAAGTTGAAGTGAAGACAGAAAGAGATTGGTGGCAAAAGACAGGTAATATTGCAATAGAGATTGAATGTAATGGTAAGCCTTCAGGTATTACTTCCACCAAAGCTGAGTATTGGGTACAATGTTTAGCGAATGGTGATAAAGATTATTGTCATTTAATCTTTTCTACAAAAACAATGAAGCGTCTTGCAAAAAAGTATGTCAAAAATACTAAGAGCGTGGGAGATGGCAATAGAAGTAGAGTTGTATTGATTCCATTATCCGAAATATTTGACAAAAAAAATTTAACCTAAAATAAGGAAAGGAAAAATGAAAAAAAAGGTATTACTAATAGATGGAGATATATTAGCGTATAAAATAGCTACAGCTAATGAAGTGAGTACACATTGGGGTGATGGTTTTTGGACATTACATTGTGATGAAACTCAATGTAAGTTTGAAGTGGACGCTCAGATAAATGATTTGGGTTCTACTTTAGAAGCTGACGATTATATTTGTGCTTTAACTGATAAGAATAATTTTCGTAAAGATGTTCTTCCAAGTTACAAAGACAATCGTAAACAAAGACGTAAGCCTATGGTTTTAAATGTTCTTCGTGATTACATTATGAAAAAACATAATGGAGTTATGTGGAAAAATTTAGAAGCTGATGATGTTATGGGTATAATGGCAACTGAACCACACCCTACTGAAGATAGGATTATTGTTTCTATTGATAAAGATATGAGACAGATACCTGCTAAGGTTAGTAGAGATGGTGAAACAGTTGAGGCTATACCTCAAAGATTAGCTGATTATTGGTTTATGATACAGACATTAGCGGGTGATAGTACCGATGGTTATAACGGACTGCCAAATGTGGGGGTTAAAACTGCTGAGAAAATGATTAAGCAGTATACTAATGTTCCCCTTTTAGACCTATGGAAGATAGTAGTTGGTGCTTATAAGGCTAAAGGCTTTTCAGCTAAGGAAGCCTTACAACAAGCTAGAGTTGCACATATTCTTAGACATAAAGAATACAACAAGAAGACTGGGAAGGTGAAACTATGGCAGATAAAGTAAAACAACCACCTCACTATTTTAGATTTAAGATAGAACCTATTACCTTTATTATGCAGAATGATATTCCGTATGCTGAAGGTAATGCGATTAAGTATATTTGTCGTTGGCGTTTTAAACATAAAACTAAAGAAGCTCAGATTGAAGACCTAAAGAAAGCTAAGCAATACATTGATTTAATATTAGAACACGAAGATAATAAATCAGATGACACAGTGAAACTTAAATTAGGAAATGACCCTTCTGATTTAAGAAAGACTGGTGCACTATAATGCTACAACACAATCATATAATTATCAGGGCTGAAATAAAAAAGCCACCAAAGGACATTCGCTTTATAAGAAAATGGATAAGAAAATTTGTACGAGCAATAAATATGAAAATGTTAGGACAACCTAATGCACATTATGTTAATGACAAAGGGAATAGAGGACTTACTTGTCTTGCTGTTCTTAGTACATCACACATCGCTTTACATACTTGGGACGAAGTGTCCCCTGCATTATTACAATTAGATGTTTACTCGTGTAGTGATTTAGATAAAAAAATTGTGTTCAAACATATAGAACAGTTTGAACCGAAGGAGATAAATTATGTTACGATTGACAGGGATAAAGCTCTTTATATTAATAGTCCTTCTTAATGGCTGTAGTCAATTTGCTATAGTATCAAGCGGGTCAAGTTTAGCAATAAGTAATAATGTTTATGCTAAAGCATACAGTGGTGTAGATTTAATGACAACACTTACTACTGAAAAAGATATTAAAACTCACGCATATTATTATGTAACTAAAGCAAAAAAGGAATTAGAATGGGAAGAATTGGAAAAAAATTAAAAGGTAAAAACCTTAATATGTTTGGTAATCCGATACATATGCCTACAAAAGAATATAAAAAAGGGTGGGATAGAATATTTGGGAAAAAAGAACAAGATGAATTAAAAGAATCTTACGAACAATCACTAAGAAATAAAAAAGAAAGAACTGAATCAGAGAAATCACAAGAAGAATTAGAACCTATTGATAAAGAAACAGAAAAGTTTTTTGATGATATAGCAAACAATACACCTAATGATAAACAATTTAATGAAGATGAATTTAACGGAGCATAATGAATTACGAAAGAGATAACTTACTAACAGATTTTGGGAAGACTACATTAAAAGATAGGTATTTATTACCTGATGAACAGTCACCTCAAGATGCTTTTATGAGAGCGGCGAAAGCCTTTTCTGATAATGATGAAATGGCTGAAAGAATATATGAATATGTATCTAATCTTTGGTGTATGTTTTCTACTCCTATATTAAGTAATGCAGGAACTAAAAGAGGTATGCCTATCTCTTGTTTTTTAAATTACGTTGGAGATAGTAGAGGTGAACTTGCAGAACACTACACAGAAAACGCTTGGTTAGCTTCTGTTGGTGGTGGTATTGCAGGATATTGGGGAGACGTTAGGTCTGATGGAACTTTAACTTCAGGTGGAAGTCAAAGCTCAGGTGTCATTCCTTTTATGCACGTTGTAGATTCTGAGATACTTGCTTTCTCACAAGGTAAAACAAGAAGAGGAAGTTATGCTTCTTATATGGATATATCTCACCCTGAAATATTAGAATTTTTAGATATAAGAAAACCTAGTGGTGGAGACATACATAGAAAATGTTTAAACTTACATCACGGAGTAAATATTCCAAATACATTTATGGAACTTATAGATAATTGTATTAAAGAACCTACTTATGATGACAGTTGGGATTTAATAGACCCGCATACAAAAGAAAAAGTAAGAACAATATCAGCACGAGATTTGTGGCAAAAAATTTTAGAGAATCGTGTTGCTACTGGTGAGCCTTATGTTTGTTTTAGTGATACTATAAATGAAGGACTCCCACAACCACAAAAAGATTTAGGATTAACAGTACATCATTCTAATCTTTGTACTGAAATTACCCTACCTACTAACGAAACACGAACAGCCGTTTGTTGTTTATCTTCCCTTAACTTAGAAAAATATGAAGAATGGAAAAAAGATAGTTTATTCATTCCTGATATGATTCGTTTTTTAGATAACGTATTACAATACTTTATTGACTATGCACCCGATGAATTATTTAAAGCTAGATTCAGTGCTAACAATGAGAGAAGTATTGGTCTAGGTACTATGGGTTTTCACGCTTACTTACAATCACAAAACATTCCGTTTGAATCTGCTTTAGCCAAAGCAAAAAATCTCCAAATATTTAAAAAGATTAAAGAACAAGCTGTAGCTGAATCAAAAAGATTAGCAATTAAAAGAGGTGAAGCTCCTGATATGGAAGGCACTGGTATGAGAAACTCACACTTGTTAGCTATTGCACCTAATGCTTCTTCATCAATTATTTGTGGTACTACTTCACCATCAATAGAACCTTATAGAGCTAATGCTTATGTTCAAAAAACTATGTCAGGTTCTTTTTTAGTTAAGAATAAATATTTAGAAAAACTTTTAGAGAAGAAAGGTATTAATACTGAAGAAGTGTGGTCAAGTATTGTATCTAATAGAGGTTCAATATTACATTTAAAAGAATTAACTGATTATGAAAAAGATGTATTTAAAACTGCAATAGAACTTAATCAACAATGGATTATAGAACACGCCGCAGATAGACAGAAGTTTATTTGTCAGGCACAAAGTGTTAATGTATTTGTTCCTGCTGATGTAGATATAAAAGAACTACACGATATACATATGTTAGCTTGGAAAAGAAAATTAAAAACTTTATACTACTGTCGTTCTGAAGCAATTAAAAGAGCGGAATTAGTATCTAAAAAAATAGAAAGAACAATTATACCTGAAGCTGATTGTTTAGCGTGTGAGGGATAATGGAAGAGAAGAAACCTGATGTTATACAAGTAGAGTATAATGATAAAAAGAAAGTAATATATGTTAATAAAGATAAACAAACTGTATTGTGGACTGTATATCATACAATATTAGCATTAGAATTATTAGCAATTATTATTATAGAAGGGATTGAATTATTAAGATGAGTTTATTTAAAGATAGATTATACTATAAACCATTTGATTATGAATGGGCGTTTGAATCATACGATACGATGCAAAAAATGCACTGGCTTCCTAGTGAAGTTCCACTACACGAAGATATAAGAGACTGGAATGAAAGACTTACTAAAGAAGAGAAGAATTTAATTAATCAAATATTAAAATTCTTTACTCAAGGTGATGTAGATATAGCTAAAGCATATTTAGATAATTACATTCCTAAGTTTAAACCACCTGAAGTTAGAATGATGTTGTCTGCTTTTGCTACAGCAGAAGCTAATCACGCTCACGCTTATGCTTTACTTAATGATACAATAGGTGAGCCTGAATTGTTAGACTTTAAAGCATTTCAAGAATACAAAGAGATGGCAGATAAACACGAATATTTATTTACAGATAAAGGAAAAGGTATTCAAGGTTTAGCTAGAGAGATAGCTTGTTTTTCTGCATTTGGAGAAGGACTACAACTGTTCGCTTCATTTGTTATGTTACTTAATTTTCAAAGATATGGTAGAATGAAAGGTATGTGTCAAATAGTTACTTGGTCTATTAGAGATGAAACACATCACGTTGAAAGTATGATTAAATTATTTAAAACATTAGTAAAAGAAAACCCGAATATTTGGACAGAAAAATTTAAAGCAAGTATCTATCAAACAGCAAGAGATATGGTTGAGCTTGAAGATAAATTCATAGATTTAGCTTTTAATATGGGTGGTATTAGAGGGCTAAGTTCTGATGAAGTTAAGAAATATATAAGATATATAGCGGATAGAAGATTACTACAGCTATCATTAAAACCTAATTATGGTGTTAAAGATAACCCTTTGGGTTGGTTAGATTGGGTATTGAATGGTGTAGAACACGCTAATTTCTTTGAGAATAGAGCAACAGAATACAATAAAGGAACTATCACGGGTAAACTTTGGAACTAAAGTGCCCGTTTTAGAAGAATTATATGGCAAAAAATAACGAAGAAGATTTAGTTTTACCTATTAAATCAGAAGATTTGGTAAAACTTTTGAATAATGTATACCCTGAAAAGTCACCTAATTTAAAAGATGATACTAAGACTATTTATTTTAAAGCAGGTCAAAGGGACGTAGTACGATTCATAAACACACTTAAAGAGAGGACTAAATAACTATGTGTATGTCAAAATCACCACCTGCTCCGCCAGTAATGAGAGCACCTGCTCAGGTTGCTACAAGAATGGAAGAAGTACAGGAGAAGCCGATAGAGTTGGTAACAGCAGATAAAGATGTTAAGAAGAAAA